AATCATATTTTTCAGGAGTTTTTTCCTATCGAAAATACTGATAAATTAACTTTTGAAACTATTGATGAAGTTGCCGGAATAAATGTTGCAGCTTTTACAGGTGCGTATGGCGGAGCAGCAAAAGAAGTAAAATATAATGATATTATCACTATGAGAGGTGATATTCCTCCTATTTCAATCAAACGAATGTTAGGTGAAAAAGTTATTATATTACTTGAGGGTTTAACCGATCGAAAAAAAGCTTTAATTGTTGGAAAAATTTATGATAATCTTAATTTCGTAAAAAATGCTTGTTTAACAAGAATTGATTATTATATGATGCGGTTAATGTCAAATAAAGGCGTAATAAATCTTAATTCTGATACAAATGCAGGACATATAGTCGATACAATTGACTATCTTCTTGAAACATGGCAGAAACCAACATTAACAGGAGCAGCTCTTTGGAGTGCATCAGCAACCGCTGATCCTGTTGCAAATATTAAAACATGGCAAAAAGCAAGAAAAAACAAAGGTTATAACACCAAGTATATTTTAATGGAAGATACTGCTTTTAATGCTTTTGCGGCTTGCGAAAAAGTAATTGCTCAAAGTACCTATTCAGTTGGAAATACGGCTGTTAAGAGTGGTATTGTTACCTTAGATGCAATTAATATTATATTAAAAGGTGCAAGACTACCTGAAATAAGAATAGTAGAAGATAATATTAATTATGTTAAAGCGGATGGTACGTGGGATTACACTGCGAGAGCGTGGAATACTGATAATGTATCTTTAATTTCAGATATTAAGCAGGGAGTTACTCTTAATGCACCAACTGCAGAAATGTTGGTAAAAAATAAAGCAGTATTTACGGGAATTTCAGACGGTGTTACTATTCAACAATATGGAATACCTGATCCGGTTCAAGACATTACAAAAGCAAAATTAAATGCAATGATAGCTTGGAGTGCATCAAGAGCAATTTTAACAGCAAAAGTATTGTAAAAATGACCAATTTAGAAGCTCTGCAAAGTTTAAGTAATTTAGATTTGCCAAATTTACATAAAAAAGTCTTATTAGATAATAATGTAAATGCAACAGAAGATTATACGGCAGATAATAAATTAACAATAGAGCTTTGTAGTGCTTATGTTTATAAAATAGAATTAACACATCCTGACTTTTCAGAGGGCAAATTAAGAATTGATATAAATAACGCAAAAGAATTAAAAGTTTTAATGAATTCAATTTTTGATAAAAATAATTTACCTAACGAAAAAGCGGGAACAAAACCAAAAATTCAAATTAAATCATTATGATACAATATTATAAATTATATAAAGTTGCAGACGACAAAGAAACAGAGCAGGTTTTTGAGATAACAAAAGGAAAGAAAAAAACAAAAGTATCAGAATTTTATCATATTTCAGAAGTTGAAAAATTTGTGAAAAAAAATAAAGGTAATTTTCTGTTAAAGACTTTTGTAAAATAATTATTAACTGTTAAATTAAATAAAATGGAACGAACAGATTATAAAAATTATCCAAATCCGATTTTGGAGAAAAGTCCGCCTCGATCATTTACAATTACTCATGCAGATATGAAAATACCTGTTGCATTAGTTGTAAAAAAAGGAACTGTATTATCTCCAGGCGGTAATATTTTGTATAAATCCGGAAAAGTTTTTGAAGCTGTAACGGGAGGAGTAGCAGTAAAGATGTACAAAGATCATTCATTCGGTATAGGTGATAATTTTTTTGACGGAGCAACTGGCAGGACAATATCTGCAATTGACACAGAATCAAGCGAAGATTATGACACCCTTACGGTTAATGATGTTGTAACTTTATTAATAAATGAAGTTGTTTATTCAACATCATCCGGAGCAGTTGCAAGTACAGGACTTGCAGTAGTTGCTGAAGATGTTGTTTATAAAAAAATAACTGATACCGTTAGTTTAGCAATTACAGACAAAGCATTACTTGAACTTGCAAAAATGCCTAATTTTTGGGCTGCTGCAATTGAAACATCTGATATTAAAACTGTATGATCTCAAAATCTCCCGATATAATAGATTATTTTTCAATTTCTGTTCAAAATATTGACGGAAAAACAGTTGAAACGGAATCTATTGTATCAGATGTAAAGTGTTCAGTACAAACAGCGCTGAATAGAGCAAAAGAATTTGAGAATGGGATTGAAATTGTATGTACATGGGTTATAATAATAACTAATATAAATGAAATAAATAAGTTATCTGCTTTTGGAATAAATGATAAAATAAATTATCAAGGGCAAGATTTTAAAATTGTTAGTTATAGGCGATTTCAAAAACATGTTGAGATTTATATATAATGAAATTTGCATATTTAAAGCAAAAATGGACATCAAAAAGTATTATAATTCCGATTGAAAAATTTAAGGCTGTTTCAAAAGTTCAAATGATAACAGCTTTAAATTGGATAGGGCAAGAATTTATTAGAAAAGCAAGGGATAACGGAAGTTATGATGATCAAACAGGAAATTTAAGAAGTTCAATAGGATATGCAATATTTGATAATGGTAAAGAAACTAATTCAGTTTTTGAAATTGCGGATAAAGATGAAAGTGGAGCAGGTGTAAAAAGTGCGAAAAAGTTAGCTAAAGAAATGGCTGCAAAAACAGGACTTTGCTTAATTGTTACGGCAGGAATGGATTATGCCGCCACCGTTGAAAGTAAAAATTACACAGTATTAACAGCATTTGCACCGTCCGAAAATCAAGTAAAGAGAGACCTTGAAAAATTGTTAAAATATGTAATGTAAATGGATGTAGGAACTTTAGATATAACCGGATTACTTTACGAAATTTTAAACGATGAAAGTTTAACAAATGAAATAACCGGTGATATCTTTCAAGAGGCAGAATTTTTGAATGATGACAATGAGAATGTTATAATTATGACATCTCATTGTGAAACAAGTAGATATAGAGGCATTCAAAATGGACTTGCAAATGTAAATATTGAAGTTCCTGCAAATTCAAACGGAACACCCAAGATTGACAGAATGAAAGAACTTGCGAATATTGTAAGAATTCTTTTAGATAAGCAAAAATTAGCAAGTAAAGGCTTTTATTTCAATATTTTAAATGAACAACGTTTTAGGGAACAAAAGCAAATGATAATTCATTATTATAATTTTAAATTAAAAATAAATATATAAATCATGCAACAAAAAGTAGGAAATGTAGGTATAGACGGCAAAGGATTTTATTTCGGAGACGTTTTAACAACTGGTTTGCCGCCAAACATTGAAGATATGAATTTTATTGAAGACATTGTTCCGGATTCTTTTGCAAAAGAAAAAGAGGATGATACAATTGTTGATTTAAAATCACAAGAAACCGGAGATATATATATGACGTTGTTATCGGAAGTTGGTACAGAAAAAATAAGTTTTGGAACTTGGAATTTTAAAACAAAAAATATAATTCTCGCACTTGGCGGACACGCTGACGCTAACGGAACATGGTATTCACCGGTTGCTCCATTCGCAGGGATTGAAAGATCAGTAGCTTACATTTCACGTGTAAAATTTGGATTCCATTTAGTTTTTAAATTTGCGAAAGTTCTTTTTCTCGGAAAAGAAGAGGGTATACAGCAAGAGGGGGATGGTAATAAATTACAATTTACATCGACAATTTTACAACCGTCAGATGCTAACGGAAATCAAAAAAGTGATAAAATAATTGAAAAAGTTCCGGCAGCACCTCTCGGCGGAATTGTTGATGATACAGCAGATACTTTTGCTTGGACTAATGTTCCGGAATTTATAGGATTTGCAAAGTATGAATATACTAAAAACGGCGGAACTCTCTGGGAAGATTGTACTGCAAATCCTCAAACAGGCATGACGGGAGCAATTGCAGTTGGTGATGCACAAGTGCGAGTAAAAGGCTCAATTGTAGTCGATTCCGAATATAAAGAGGGTTTTACATTAGTCTCAACAGAGGAATTTACAGTTTAATAATAATTATTTTTAGTTTATATAAGGCAGACGGGCAACTGTCTGCCTTTTTTAAAATCAAAATCATGGACATAAAAGAAGTTAATAAGATAGTTAGCGAAAATAAAGAATTAAAAAAATTGTTAGAAACTCAAAAGCCTCAAAAAGATCCAAATGAAGATTTTGAAAAAATGGTTCTTGGAGTTGCCTTGAATGAAAAAGTTTCTTTTCCTGTTATAATTGATGAAAGAAATTTTTTTCAAAGATTAATAGGAAAAAAGCAAGAAGTATTTTATGCTCGGCGACATATTAATTTAGATAAATCAATCCGTATTACACAAAAATTATTAAAAATTCCGGAATTTGTTATTGGTGATAAATCGGATTCTGAGCTTTTATATCAAAATATTGAAACAATTGCAAACCATACAGAAAAAATTATTGAAATAATCTGTATTTTATTTAATACTAAAAAACATAAATTTATAAGAGATAATTTAGATAATGAAGATATGTTTAAAATTATCGTTGCTATGTTTGATATGATTGGGCAATTGGCTTTTATGAATACTATCGGTTTGCTTCGCAGCAAAGCGAGCCTGATAAGCAAGTAGATAATAGACTTGTAAATATTTTTGAATTAATTGCAATTTTTAAAAAAGAGTTAGGATATTCTTACGATGAAATTATGTATGATATTCCTTATTGCTCTTTAGCCTTTCAATATATTAGTTTAACGGCAACAAAAAAAGAAACTAAAGAAACTAAAAAACTTACAGAAGAAGAAGAAGAAGATAAATTAATTGATTTTTTAAGCTCCCTTTAAAATGGCATTAAATATAACAGGAAATAATCTTTTTTGGCAATCTCGAATAGATAATACAAGATTGCGTGCTGATGCAATGAAAACTCAGTCAATTTTCAACGGCTTAGGAAAAAGTATCGGAAAAGCTGCAATTTTCGCAGGTGTCGGGATAGCTGCCGGATTAGCTATTCGAGAAATAATAAAAGTCAATGTAAAGTTTGAAAAATCAATGTCTCTTTTAAGCTCCTTAACCGGAGCGGTCGGGGAAGATTTAGATTTTTACAGAAAAAAAGCTATTGAATTTGGAGAAAATACAACGCAATCAGCTACACAAATAGCAGATGCTTTTAAGTTAATTGGTAGTAAAAAACCTGAATTATTAACTACAAAAGAGGCCCTTGCACAAGTTACAAAAGAAGCTATAACGTTAGCAGAGGCTGCAAATGTTGATGTAACAACATCGGCGTCTGCCCTTACAACTTCACTTAATTTAATGAGTGCCGGGGCCGAAAGGTCAGCAGAATTTATTAATATTTTAGCGGCTGCATCACAAAAAGGAGCAGGTGATATACCTTATTTAGATGCAGCACTTGAAAAATCTGCAAAAGTAGCTTATGATGCTAATATGACATTTGCCGAAACCGCTGCAATGGTTGAGATGTTAGCACCTGCATTTAAGGAGCCGTCCACTGCCGGACTTCACTTCAAAGCCGTTTTATTAAGACTTCAAAAACAAGGGTTTGGATTTTCAACGGGAATGTTCGATCTTCAAGAGGCCCTGCAAGAGGTGAGAAGTGAACTTGACGGAATTAAAGACCCGGCTGTCAGAGCAGGACGCGAAATTGATATCATGGGAACTCGTTCAATTACGGCAGGTAAGGTAATGCTTGAAACTCGAAATACATTTAAAGATTTTGCCGATACAATTTCAGGAACAAATACAGCTTTTGAACAAGCTAAAACAAACACCGATAATGTTGCAGGTTCAATAATTAAGTTAAAATCCGCACTTGAGGGGGCTGTTTTGAAAAATTCTGATTTTAATGATGGTTTAAAAAATATAATTGACACTCTCACGGAAACTGTGAGGTGGTTAGGTGAAAATTGGGAAATGATTGAGCTTGTTGCTAAAACATATTTGGCTTATAAGTCTACAGTAATAGGAATAAAAATTGCACAAGCAGCTTATAATCAAATTTTGAAAATAGGAGTATTATTACAAGGCGGGCTGAACAAAGCAATGAGAGCTAATGCAATAGGGTTAATTGTTGCCGGTGTTTATGCTGCTATCCAACTTTATAAACATTTTAATAAAGAAGTTGAAAAACAAACAAGATTACAGAAAGAACTTGCTGAAATTGAGGAAGAATCTGCAAGCAGAATAGATGATGAAGTTGGACAAATAGGAATATTAATTGATATTGCAGAAGATGAAACAAGAACAAAAGAAGAAAAATTAAGAGCAATAAAAATGTTAAATAAAATAACTCCTGACTATCTTGATAATATAACAGAAGAAACTATAAGGACTGGTGAAGCAAGAAAGGCAATTGATGATTATATCGTAAGTATCGGAAAAAAAATAAGAGCACAAATAGCAGAAGAAAAAATATTAAAAATTCAAAAAGAAATATTTGAATTAACACTTCGCAGAATTCAATTTACTGACAAAGAAGTAAAACAAAAATATGAATTATTTGATGCAACAAAAGATGTAAATAGTGCTGAATTTCAAAGAAATAAAAATGCGGAAAAATTTAATAAAGCACTTATTGAGGGATATGACGAGGGAATAGAAAAATTAAAAGAAACACAAAAGGTATTAATTGATTTATTAAAAGCGGCAGATGTTGATATTTTTGAATTATTTGATGAGGGTGGAGAAGCAACCCCCCCCGGAACCGATAAATTAGAAAAATCTTGGGATCATCAATTAAAATTACGGCAAGCCTTTGAACTTGCAAAATTTAAACTCATTGCAGACAATGAAACTCAAATAGCTGCATTTCGAAAAACCCAAGAAATTGAATATTTAACTCAAGAAAATTTATTAAATACTGATTTGGAGCAAATTCAAATAGACACTAACTTAAAAAAAATTAAATTACTTGAAAAAGAAAGAAATGCTATATTTTTAGATCAAATTGAAAATCAAAAAAATAAAAGAAAAAGTGCTGAAGAATTATTTAAAATTGATCAAGAGTTGGCATTAGCAAAATTTTTATTAACAACAGATAATGAAAAAGAAATTACTAAATTCAAAACAGATCAAGAAATTGAAAGGCTCAATCATCAAATATTGTATAATGATCTGTTAATTTTTAATGAAAAAGAAACCCTTAAGGAAAGAATTAAATTACTTGAAAAACAAAGAGATGCAGTTGATGAAACTGCCGAAAAAACAAAATTCCTTACTGATGTTGCTGAAAAAGCCGGCAGTATGATTGCATCTGCAATGAAAAACAGTGAGGATTCGGCGGAAAGTTTCGGAGAAACAATGAAGAAAGTAACAAGAGAAGTAATATTGATGTTAGTTGCCGAATCTGTAGCTCATGTAATGAAAGATGTATTTAAAGAAGCCGGC